GGCTGAGCATTTCTTGGACATGGCAATGCAGATCATTGCGCAGCAGATCACGATGATCTTGTACGGCACGATCATGAAGGCGCTAGGCATTTCGATGCCTGGCGGTGGTGGCGGTTTTGGCAGCGGCGCCTCAGCACCATTGACATCAGGGCTTGATTTTTCTTCGGCGTTTGCCGATGGTGGCTTCGTTTCCGGCCCAACTCGCGCTCTTATCGGTGAAGGCGGTGAGCCTGAATATGTGATTCCACAATCGAAAATGCGTGAAAGCATGTCGCGTTATTCACGCGGTGCTCGTGGCAGTTCTGTTATTCCTGAAAATGGTTCAGACACTTCTGTCGAAGGTAGCGAAACAGCAGTTGCCGCACCAATCGACGTTCGATACACCATCGATCGGATCAACAGCGTTGATTATGTGACCGCTGATCAATTCCAAGCTGGCATGAGGCAGGCGGCTAATCAGGGTGCTAAACAGGGTGAGCAGCAAACATTGAAGCGGTTGCAGCTAAGCAGCGGCACTCGTAAGAGGTTGGGAATGTGACGGCATTTGCTTTTGGACATGCTTTGCAGATTGTGGTGGAAGGCGGAGCTGACTTCCGTTTTCAGAACTTTTTTATTGGCAAAGATATGATGCACACCGGCACCGACAACGTAAACACAGCTTTTCAGTTTGTGCCGTTTGGGTTTTCCGGTGTAACCGTCAACCGCACAGGTGATGGCCTTGAGTCAAGTTTGGTTTTTCCGAACAACGATTTGACTAGAAGCTGGGCCGACGCTGCGATTAAAGGCAGATATTTGATGATCGTTCAGGCGCTGATTATTGAAAACACGGACCCTGGAACGGATTCAACGGTAAACAGTCCAGGTGCTGAAGTCATTCACACCTACACCGGCCAAGTCACTGGTGGACAGTGGGATAACGTGTCGCTCAACATCGAGTTGAGTTCTGTGCTGGACGCTGTTGGAACGGACGTGCCAATGCGTTCTTTGACGCAAAAACTCGTAGGCAACCTGCCAATTAGCAACAGTGTCCGACTGCAGTGATCTAATCGGAATGCCGTATCGCTTTGGCGCTGACGGCAGCGACGGTCATATCGACTGCATTCACATGTGTTATCAGGCATTGGAGCGGATGGGTATTGACGCGCCCCCGTTCAAACAGTCTTGGTATGAGGCTAGTAAATGGGAGGTTTGCCGAGACCTAATGGCGTGGGGTTCCCGTGTAGATCGACCTCAGTATGATGGGGATATTCTGCTGTTACCGCAGCAATCCTGGGCATTTGCAGTCACATGGCAGACGGGAATCTTGTACGTGAATCGGGGACTGAAAAGGGTGCAGTGGTCTTCGGTCCGTCTGTTTACGACGTACCACTGCTTCCGTACGAGAAAGAGTTAATCAAGACTATTGGAATAACTGAAGAGGAGTACCGCAGGTTTGCTGCTGAGGTACGGCGCAGGGGATTGGTGCGTCCGGCTGAGTATGACCATATTCCTGATATTCAAGCTGGTGATTTTGGCGTTACTGCTTTGATTAGTCTTGCCATCAGTCTTGTGCTGACTGGTGCGGCTTACCTGCTAACACCTAAGCCCAAAGCACCAGAGGCATCAAAGCGGACGCAGCTTGACCTTGGAAGCACTACTGCTGCAAACCGTTTCACTCCAAGCCGTGGTTTTGACACGCTGAACGAGCTTGCAGATTATGGTTCACCAATTCCGATCATCTTTGGTCTTTACGACGAAGACAAAAGAATTGGCGGAATGCTTGTCACGCCAAAACTGGTGTGGTCTCGGATGTTTAGCCATGGAACGCAACAATCAGCCAAGCTGATGTATGTCGTTGGCGAAACAGGCCATGTAGACGGCATTGGCCCGGATGGAATTATTGAGCCTGATCTAGAAGGCATCTTCTTGGGCAACAACGCTCTAGATGTTCTGTACGAGGACTTTTTTGCGTTTTACTGGAAGCGCAATAGTCCAATTCAAATCGATGGGCTTACCGCGTCAGCTTCAGGTTTTAACCGACTGCGATTTGTAAACCTGTTTTATGGAACGTCTGGCGCTCCAAGCAAGGGGGACCCAGGCATTTACAACGGTCCTAATGAGGATGTATTCAACTGTCCAAGCAACAGAGCTTCTCAAACGCCTAGCTTCTGCCATGCATTCTCTCCGACCAATAACACACAGTTTGGTATTTATGGCCCCATAGCTAATGGCAACGGTTATAGAGTTAATTACGAGGTCGTGTCGATTATTGATGGAACGGAAAACAAGCAAGCTTATGTGCTAACTCTTCGTCGGATCAAGATTGTCGGAGCCAAAGGAGCAGATGTTAACCCTGGCGATGAAGATCAGCTTAAGAAAATTCGCAAGCAAGATATGGAAGGCGAGGGTCGTCAGTACAGTCCACGCATGGGCCTTACTAGGCTGACAGAAACAAATGGGACTGTTCGCACTGTTGGCAGCAACCAGCTGACTGAAACGTTTAGGGCCAAAGAAGGGGACGAGGCTGAGTTTGAAATTGACCCTGGCAAGATTCCTGATGATTTTTACCAGCGCAGCAACAACAGGGGTGGTGAGAATGTTGACGACATCAACTCTACTGTTGCCTCAGAACAGATTGCAGCCGACGAGGCCATGCAAATTGGTGAAAAATTTGCGATAGGCAACACAACTTGGATTGTCTCTGGCCGCACTTTGGAGCGTTACGACCCAGACATTAACAAGGTTCAAAAAATTCGTTTGCGGTGTATCGACAACAATGAATCACAGCTGCAAAGGATTGGGCTTGTCGATCGACGAAACGTAATTGATCCGCCGAATCATTTTATTGCTGACGAAGATGGGGTTGACCCTGATTTTTATCCAATCACAAGAATCGCCACAGGTATTGTCAGGAACAATAAGCCAGCCGTCGTAACTGAAATTGGCATCCGTAGCAAGGTCTTTCAGCGCCTAAATGGCCTTTGCGCGTTTAATAACGTTCCAACAACAGACGAGCTAGACGATTTTGACGATGAAGAGGTGCAAGTGCGTTCTGGAACGTACACCGGAACAATTATCAGGTCTTCTGTGTTTCGAGTGTTTGTGCGCGAAGCGGGTGTAAATAACAACGGAAATGCTTTTAGGTTCCAGCGCATGGATCCATACTTTGTTGTGCGAGGCAGCAAGCCCGTTGATCAATATAACTTCATTCGATTTGTGCATCCAAGCGGTGAAGCAAAGGAGCTTGAATACAAGTTTGTGCCTCTACCGGCTTCTGAAATCAGCCCAATAGATGACGACCAAGTGATGATTCAGCTGTTTGCGTCAATTCCTGACACGACGCAAGAGGTTGTGTACGAAAAGGTTTCAGTGTCAAACCTTGGAACGTTTGAGATTGAGGCAGCTGGTTTCAGAATTAAAAAGCGAGACATCGAAAAGAACAAAGAGTTCTTGCGTAAACCAAGTGCTTCAGCGGCTGACGGAACAACGTCATTGCCTTCAGGCATTAAGCGAGACGATGTAAGACCTGCTGTGCAGTCTGGTGTTTATCGTCGAGCCATCTCGATGCAAGAGGAAAGCAACCTAGGCAACCTGGAGCCGCCTGGTCGAATGGGCGCTTTCACTTATGCAATTTTTGGCAACCCTGATACTTATCCAGGTGGCGCAGGAACGCAGAGGTCGCTTGATACTCGTGAAGTCTTTGGCAACAGATGGATTCGTGTGAAATGGACCGTTTCAAAGAATGAGTTGCCGACTGATCATTATGCAAGGGTTGGTCAAGGCCAAGTTCACGTTTGGGGAATAGTCAGCGCTCAAATTATTGGCAGCTCACCTGGATTCAGCAAGAATGACCGAGTTGAGTTTAAGCGTGGGCAGGGTGCGACTTCAGGCACAAATGCCGCCTATCCAAGCAGTAATCCTTTTAGGGACAATCATCCTTCTGGATCGGCAATAACGTTCTCAGGATTTGCTTACAGGATCACCGATGTTGACACTACAAGCGCACCCGAAGGGCGTAACGGTGGCTATATGTACGATATTTTTGGTGATGCTGAAGGGCGCGACATTGGCAGCCTTGATTCCACGATTCGGTCTGTAACTAAAGGCAGCAAAAAGATCAGGTTTAGATTGAATGTTGTTGTT